TCACCGCACTCTCTTTTTCATCCTTGCCATGAATGCATCCGCCTCGATGGCCTCAGGGGTGAAGCTGTTGTTATACCACCAGTTGACCAGCGCACTCACGGTGGTAAAGCCGGTGGAGATGAGCTGTTCCAGAGTGCCGCTCTCGATGGGAAGCACGGGCTTGCCCAGAGCGCTCAGCAGCTGGTTGATGAGGGCCAGCGCCAGCACGGCGGTGCGGGTGATGGTACCGGCGGAGATTTTGTTGTTCAGGTTATTCATAGTCAGTTCCTTTCTCTTTCGTGTTCATGCATTTCTAAATCGGCGATGCGGTGGTTGACTACCTTCATCTGCTCCTCGAGGATGGGGACTCGCTTGGCAAAGTTGTTGTGTTCCCGCACCTCGCGGGTCAACTCCTCAAGCTTGGTGTCTGTGACAGCCTGACTGCGGCTGTTGGCGATGAGTACGCCGATGAGAGTCACGGCCCCGGTGATGAGGGCGGCGAGAACAGTCTCCATCGGTCTCACCCCTTCCATCTGGACTTATTCGTCCGGGTGTCGATATGTACCCAGCCGGTCATGCGCTTGGGATGCTTTGCATCCTTCGGATACCGCCCGATGCCGCCCCGGGAGGGCAGCAGAGTCTCGGCATAGGCCGCAACGGTAGCCACCGGCACACCTTCGACGTAGAAGTCCGCTGCCCGGCCCAGCAGGTGCTGGCTCGACTTGCTGCCGCCCACGGAGGCATTATGTTCGGCGGTGCGGTAGCCGCTGGTGATATGTACCGGTTTGCCGAAGTGCTCCCGGATGCACTGCAGCAGCACCACCAGCTCGTCGTCGATGAGGACGGCGTCGCTGCCCTTGCAGGCGAACTCGCGGACACGGAAACTGGACGAAAGCTGCCGGGTGGAGTCGCGGGTCATGGAATATTCACGAATCGACATCCTTATCCCTCCACTCAATACTTCTTCCCGCAGATCTCCTCGAAATCCGCCTTCGAGATAATGCCCTTGCGCACATACACCCGCAGCATCGCCTCAGAGATACGGCCCTGCGTCCAGCGCTCGGCCAGTTTTTCCTTGTTGCTCATAACTTCGTTCTCCTTTCTCATTCTTCGGTGGTGTTGGTGGTATCATCCGGCAGGCTCAGCGCCACCATGTCTTCCAGAGCGTCCGCAATGCGGGTCTGGTCGGAGACGCCGGCGTCTGCCACGGGCGGGTTATCCTCAAAGGCCTCGATGGCGGCCAGATAGTCCTCGTCGGTGACGCAGGCGCTGAAATCGCAGCCTGCCTTGCGGTAACGCTCCACCTCGTCGTCGAAGACCAGCGCGACGCTGCCGTTGATGATGCCGCCGCCCACGATCATCTTGGTGTAGCGGCCCCACTGGTAACGGTCCAGCCACTGCTCAGCGGTAAGCTTCTCGCCCACCGGGGTGATGACGTCAGATTTGTTGTCGTAAATTTTGTATCGTGCCATTTTGATTTCTCCTTTTCTTTTATGCGGTATAGACGGATACGACGCTTAAAAAGTCCTTGTAATCCCTCATCCCACCTGCAAACAGCAGGTAGTCTCCAACCGTCGCAGAGGAAATATCCCGTCTTGGATAGTCCAGCGTTGTGACTGTAGTCCGCGTGAGAGAGGTGTCACAGGCGTCTACTACATCTGAATATGGAGAGTTAGTACCGCCTCCCGCAAACAATGCGTAGTCTCCGACTGTACCGGCAGACATATTGACCCGCGCTACGCTCAGAAGTGTGACGGTCGTTTTTGTGAGCGATGCATTGTAAACGTCGCAGGACGTGTTGCCATCAGATGTAAATATTGCATAATTCCCGACCACTGTGGAAGCATCACCAGAGGTGGGACGGCTCAAATCCGCAGCCGCTGTGCGGGTGAGTGAAGTGCTGTAGACATCCACAACTTTTGTAATGGTGTTTCCCGTGCCTCCGGCGAAAAGCACCCGACTGCCGATTGTCGCGGTCAGTGGATAATATCTTGCCACGCTCAGGTTTGTGGCTGCCGTGCGGGTGAGAGTGCTGTTGTACACCTCAACATTTGCGCACTTGTTATCCGAATTCATATTGCTGGAGGCTCCGCCGGCAAAGAACGCCCTACCTTCGAGTGACGCAGCACCCATCCATACCCTCTCGCCGCTCAGTGTTGCAGCTGCTGTTCGTGTGAGAGAAGCGCTATATGCGTCCACTGAATCAACTATATCTACAGTTCTCTGGCCATCAGCTCCACCTGCAAAAAGTGCATAGCCCTCAACAGACGCGCCGGCATGACTACTTCGTACTGTACTCAGCGCAGTAGGCATCGACTTTGTGAGCGACGCGCTATAAGCATCCACGGCATCATGAGCGCGGTCTATAAAGCTCCCGTGTCCTATTCCCCCCGCAAACAGCGCATAATTGCCAACTGACGCTGCTGCTATCCCACGCCGTTCATCGCTCAAATTCTCAGCCATCCCGACCTTTTCCAGCTCTGCACTGTAGCACAGCCTCGCCTTGCCGCTGCTGTCGCCGATGTACATCTTCTTGACCTTGCGGGCCTTACCGCCGATGCCGATGTAGGCTTTTTTCATCTTGCGGGCTTTGCTTCCGACGCCCACATAAACTGCTTTTGCCATTTTGAAGTTTCACCTCCTTATACATACACAATGAGCACCTTGTTGGTGGTCAATGCGCTTCCCGCCCCCGGGTCGGTGGTCTGGGCGGCGAAGGTCAGGCCGTTGACACTGTTGGCCGTGCCGCCCGCAGAGCCGGAACCGGCGTAGTTGTGGGTGTGGGAACTGTTGGCTTTGCCGTTGAGTTTGGTGTTCATCTCGCTTTCGGTGTAATACCGGTCATCATGGGTATGCCCCGCAGTAGCAAATTGTCTTTTATGTACAGGCCGAAGTTCGTTTCCATTCCATCCGGCGAGCCATGAATAACTTTCATATCCAAGACCGTCTTTTGAGTATGCAAAACTAAGTGTTCTACCATCACCAATATCCTTGATGGTATTGTGTGTATGCCCTGTATTGCTTTTCCCAGCCAGCTTACCATCCATTTCAGCTTCTGTATAATACCGGTCGTCATGGGTATGGCTGGCGGCAGCTTTACCCGCCAGCGCGTCGCCGGTGGCTTTGGCGTCGGCCGCCGCGCCGGAGACTTTGAGGGTGGAATCCACCTTAGTTTCTTTGCCCGCCGGGCCTGTCTCGCCTTTCGGTCCCTGAGGGCCGGTCGCGCCTACAGGACCCTGTGGACCGGTGTCGCCTTTGTCGCCCTTCGGACCCTGCGGGCCAGTCTCGCCCTTTGGACCTTGTGGACCTGTTGCACCAGTGGGGCCTGTCGGGCCGACGTCGCCTTTTTCGCCTTTAGGCCCCTGAGGTCCGGCATTTCCCTGCGGACCTCTCGCGCCTGTATCACCCTTTTCGCCCTTGAAATCTCCCGCAGCGATGCCATCCTGAAGCTCTTTCAGTTTTTTCGCCGCCGCTGCAGCACTACCGGCCGCTGCGCTTTTTTCGCTTTCGGCCTGTTTCATCGACTTCCGGGCCTGTTCGGCACTTTTCCGGGCGTCTGCACCGACTTCTTCCACCCGGCCCACCAGCTGCTGCCACGCAGGCGTACCCAGCGGCGGCATAGTACCGTCTTCGGTGCCGGAATTTGCCGCCACGCGGTAACGCATATCGGCGCTGGTGATGGTCCGGGTGCCGTCGGAGCCTTCGAAGGTGATACGGCCCTCGCCGGACACAGCCGTGACGAAGGCAGGCACCTCCACCACACTGTTCTCTACCAGTGATGCAGGCGGGTCACCCTCCGGCGTATGCCAGAACACCCGGAGCTTCATCCCCTTCCACTCGTCGGCGGCAGTCACCCTCAGCCGATAAACACCGCAGTTCTTGTTGTAGCCAAACCGCAGCATATCCTCATAACCCGGTGCTTTTACCGCGCCGGACGACGCAAGAGAAAGCTTGTATTCTATCAT